GAGACTGCCGATGCGATTACGATCACCATGCTTGCTAAGAACATATCCATGTTCGTTATGGTGAGCCGAGAGATACAGACTGTTGATGACATCGTTCAGTATTATGAGAACGGATCTAGTAACGTAAGCGGAAAAATGACCGCTTTGAGCAAAGTTCAAGCAGAAGTCGCTCGTCTAAGCGCAAAATTAGGCTTATCGCCTATGGATAGAGCGCGAATGATGGGAGCTTCAACAAACGCTGCCGCAGCCAACTCCAAGGGTACTGACGGCGATGAAATAGATAAACTTGTCGGTTGATATCTCTAGCATGGAAAGAATGTTCAGGTACTCTGATGGGGTGCTTGACGGGTCTATTCCGGCTGGTAAATACTTAAAATTGGCTTATGAGCGCTTCGAGTCTGACTTGGAGAGACAAGGAAATGAGGATTTTCCGTGGGTCTTTGACCTGAAAGAAGCTGCTCGTTATGTACAGTTTATAGAGCGAGTTTGTGTTCATACCAGGGGTGAGTGGTCAGGAAAAAAGTTCATTCTCTCCGATTGGCAGGTCGCATTTATAGGTCAACTTTTTGGATGGGTACACAAAGATGACGTCAAAAAGCGTCGATTTACAGCGGCTCACTTCTTTGTGGCTCGAAAATCAGGTAAATCTCAATTGGCGGCGGCGATTATATTGGCTATGGCTGTTCTCGATGATGACGGAGCAGGACAGTTTGTGACGGCAGCAACAAAGAGAGATCAGGCCAAAGAAGTGTTCGATGAGGTGCGTCGATGTGTGATGAAGTCCACGCCGCTACAGAAGAGATTTCATGCGAACAGACAGGAGATACATGGTCCGAGAGACGCTATAATTAGACCTTTGTCTTCTGACGCCAACACTTTGGACGGTCTTTCGTTGAATATTGGTTGTGTCGATGAGATGCATGCCATGAAGGATGGTGAGTTGTATCGAGTTCTAGCCTCTTCTATGGGGGCCAGAAAGAGCCCTTTGATGTTGGCTATTTCTACCGCTGGCTTTGTTACAGATGGCGTAGCCACTCAGTTTGTAAAGGGCGGAAAGGCAGTTTTGGATGGAAAAGCAACCAACGACAACCTTCTTTTCCTGATATACGAGATCGATGAGGATGACAAGTGGGATGATCCAGAGTCATGGAGAAAAGCCAACCCAGGATTAGGCGCATCCATCAGTATGGAATATCTGCACAAGCAGTGTCAGAACGCCAAGCTTTATGGGGGAAGAAATATCACCGAGTTTATCGTCAAGCATTGTAATCTTTTTGTAGGATCTGAAGAGGTATGGATTGAAGACGAGCTGTGGATGGACCCAGAGAACATGAAAGTCCCTTCTTTCACCTGGGAAATAGATAAAAAAACAAACAAACCCATAGCTTACATGGGGTTGGACTTGGCGGCTACTGACGACATCACGGCTCTTGCTATCGCCACAGGATCCATGGAATCCGGGGTAGGTATTGAACTTCATTACTTCCTACCTCAACTTGCTATTAACAGGAGGATGGAAAAGGATGAGAACCATATATACTCCAATATCCACGACTTTTCCAATGTACACGTTACTCCAGACAACGCGATTGACTATAACGCGATACGAAAACTTATAAGCGGCAATTACGTCAAGGATGGTAGGGTTCATTATGACCCCAACAATTTATCTGAGAAATACTTGATCAAAGGCATTGCTTATGACAGATGGAACAGCCTGAGTTTAATCAAAGACCTGGAGGGCGATGGCGTCACATGCGACCCTTTTGGTCAAGGGTATGCGTCGATGTCTTTTCCGTCAAAGGCATGGCAAAGCCTGGCTCTACAAAACAAGCTACATCATGGGGGTGACGAAATATTGAGATGGATGATGGGCAATGTTTCTCTAAAGGTGGACGCTTCCGGAAACATCAAGCCAGACAAAGACAAGGCAGGTGACAAGATCGATGGCGTTATCGCAGGTATTATGGCAATAGGAGAGATGTTGACTTTTGAGGAAGACGATACTCCAAACTTTGAATTCTTTATGTCTGTGGTTGGCTTATGATTTGCACAAATAACAAAAAAAAACTATAATAATAAAGGATGCCAGAGAAGAAAAACTTTTTTCAAAGACTGTTTTCTCGAAAAAAAGAAGAGCAAAGGGCGTTTATCCCTGGTGGGACATTTACGCCTATGAGCGCCGTTTTCGGAGAAACCTTTGAAAGATCGGTAACCAATTCAGGTGCGCTTCGGCAGAGTGCTGTGTACGCTTGTGTCAGCAAAATATCTGACTCCATAGCGTCTATGGACGTTTGCGTTGAAAAGAAAAACCCAGACGGATCCACAGAGAAACTTTACAGCCACCCCATTACAAGGATGCTTTCGGTAGAGCCGAATCGTCTGATGGGTTCTTATGAGTTCTGGCAGATGGTTGTGAGCGACGCATTGATTTACGGTACGGGCCACGCCATTATTATGCACGAGGAAGAAGAAATGTACTGGCTTCCGGCGGGCGATGTAAGCTACACTGTTGACCCTGAAAGCGGAGAGAAATTTTACACCTATCCTGGAGCGCCAAACCCAATACCCCAGGCGGACATGCTGGAGATCAAAGCTTTCAGAAGCCTGTCTCCAACCAAGGTTCATGAGCAGACGCTGTTCACGAACAAGTCTATCCAAGATTTTGGCAGCACGTTTTTCCAAAACGGCGGAATGCTGGGAGGCATCCTTTCCACAAAGGAGTACATGACCGCCGACCAGATAAAAGAGGCCACCGCGCTGTGGAAGCAAGAGTATATGGGATCAAAGAACGCCCATAAGGTTGCTATTTTGGGAGGAGGTTTTAATTACCAACCCCTTAGCGTTCCTCTAGAGCAGCTGCAATGGCTGGAGTCTAAGAAGTACAGTGCTGAGGAAATAGCAAGATTTTATCAAGTACCGCCTTCCATGGTTGGCCTTGATTCTCAGACAGCATACAGCAATTATGAGCAACAAGTATTGCAATTCAACCAAGGGACAATCATGCCCTGGTTGCGCCGCATCGAACTTGAAGTCGAGCGGAAAGTTTTACGAAACAACGACAGGCTCGCCTGTCGATTTAACGTGGAAAGCCTGTTGCGAGGAGACTTGTCAACGCGAGCAGAATACTACCACCGCCTCCTACAGGACGGAGTTTATTCAATCAATGAGGTCAGGAGCCGTGAAGGCATGTCGCCTATTGAGGGAGGTGATGAAAATCTTGTCCAACTTAATCAAATTCCTGTTAGTTCTATCAGCTCTTATGCCGACAGTATTGTTGCTGACGATTCTGGCGACGATAGTCGGGGTAAGCAAAGCGGCATGGCAGATAATGACAATGAAGAGTCAACGGGAGTAAACAACCAAGTAAAGTAAAATGGCTGATTATTATTATCATCTAGAAGTATACAGCTGCCGTAAACCGCACGAAGTAGAGGCAGTAGGAACGAAAGATCACGAGGTTCCAATGCGCTCCAAGTGGGTGTTTACCCACCACGCTGACAGTGTTGATGACCAGGCAGCAGGAGAAGCTGATTTTCTGGCGGCGGTAGAAGCTGCTATCCCTGGAGCACCATCTCATATCTCGAAAATCAAGAAGTCGGGAACTGGATCGCTGAAGGCTGCCCTTGACGCAAGCGCTACAACCACAAACGACGGTACAGCAAGTAGCGGTCCATGGAGTGAGCGAGTAGGCAAAGATGTTTTCGCTTATCGAATTGGAGTGTCTGCTTCAAGCGCAAGCGCCGCAGAGACAAACTTGACTTCGCACAACCTCTCTTAATGGCTACTTACGGCGGATACCCACAGGCAGCTCGCAATCGGGCTAAAGCCGCTTTGAAGCACAAGGAAGAGAAAGGAACCAAGTGCGGGACCAGCGTTGGTTGGACCAGAGCTCGGCAGTTGTCATCAGGTCAAAAGCTTGATTTAAGGACAGTTAAGAGGACTTTCTCTTTTCTTTCCAGAGCAAAAACCTACGATCAAGGAAAGTTTACTGACGAGAAGGGAAGAGACATTTGCGGGTCTATCATGTACGCTGCCTGGGGAGGCGACAGTATGAAAGGCTGGTGCGAGCGGACGATCAACAAGGCGGAGAAAGAAAGCCGTGCGATGACGGCAGCAGTTGAGAAGGGCTTAAAAAAAAAGGCTGAAGACCACAATGACTCGGTTGACGTAAGCCACAAGAAGACGTCCGTCTCAACCTTACGCACTGTGTTTAACCGTGGTGTAGGAGCCTACAAGACGAACCCAGGCTCTGTCCGTCCCAACGTAAAGTCACCAGAGCAGTGGGCTTATGCTCGTGTAAATTCTTTTTTGTACGCCTTAAAGAATGAGCGGTTTCGTAGCGGAAAGCACGATACCGACTTGTTCCCGAAAGGTCACAAGCTATCATCAAAATAAAAAACCAATAATGGAAAATCTAGAAAAGCGGTCGCTAAACTCTGATTTCGACATCCGGTCTAAGGACGACGGGAAGGTTGTTATCGAGGGGTATGCGGCTCGATTTGAAGACGAGACCGTTATTGGCGGAAAGTTTGCAGAGCGTATTGCTCGTGGGGCTTTCGACAAGGCAAACATGAAGAACACTGTTGCTTTGTTCAACCACGACTGGAATATGCCCCTTGCTCGCGTGGATCGCGGGTTGGAACTGTCTGTCGATGACAAAGGTCTCAAGTATCGTTTTGAAGTGGGTTCACAGTCTTACGCCAAAGATTTGGTTGAGAACATTCGCATGGGCAATGTATCTACCTCATCATTTGGATTCACAATCTCAGATGACAGTTGGGAGCGCCGTGACGACGGTGTCAACCTGCGAACCATCAATGCTGTCGAAACCCTTTACGACGTCTCTCCAACCACCCAGGGCGCCTACCCAACCACTGACGTAGCCCTGCGGTCCATGGAAAGTTTTTTCGATCAGGAAATTGAAGAAGAGCTGCGGAAGCTCGAAGAAGAGGAGGAAGAGAAAGCAATGAACGAAGAAGAGGAAGAGGAGGACGATCGTTATCAAGAATATCCCAAGCCTGAAGAAGAAGAAGAAGAAAAGGCTATGGATGAAGAAGAAGAAGAAAAACAAGAAGAAGAGGAGGAGGAAGAGGAGCAGCGAGTTGACGACCTCGTAGACCCTTCAATTCTCCCACACCCATATTCACAAGCATACAACTCGGAGCCAACCGAGGCTCGTAATAATCAATCAAAAACAAAAATGGAAAATTCAAAGAAGAACAGCGCTCCTGCCGTTGTTCAGAGCCTCGGCGACTCAGAGGCTCGTTCTGTCGAGCAATTTAGCTTCGGCAAGATGGTAAAAGAAGCTGCACAAGGTCGGTTGACTGGCCTGGAGGCAGAGATGAATCAAGAGGCTCGTAACGAGTTCTCTAACGCCAAAGTAAATGTGGCTGGTGGCATTTGCATCCCTTCATTCGTTGCTCGTGCTGCCCTCGGTACAGCGACCGTGGCCACTGGTGACGCAAACTCTACTGCTTTCGGTGGTACAATCGGCACTGTTGATCGTGGCATTGTAGAAGCTTTCAAGCCTGTTGATTTGGCTGCTCGCATGGGCGCTCGCAACTTGACTGGCCTGACTGGTGATGTTGTATTCCAGGTTCAAGGAACTCCTTCTGCTGCTGGCAAACCTGACGAAGGTGACTCTCGCGCTGTGAACAACACTGGTTTTAGCGCCGTGACATTGAGCCCTACCCGCTACTCTGCTCACACTCAGGTTACTGACCAGATGTTGGCTCAGTCTGCGGACGATATGGGCGCTTTCTTGGCGAAGGACATCCGCGATGCCATTGCAAAGTCTTTCAACGCAGACATCATTACTGCTATTTCTACCGCTGCTGCGACCAACGCGACTGTTTCAGGCACACTGGACGCTTACGACGAAAGCACCAACAACCCTCTCGACTTGGAGGCTGCTTTGTTGGGCCGTGACGTAGATCTCGACAATGTCAAGTGTTTGTCCGCTGCTGACTCATATCGCACACTCCGCGCTTTGAGCCACGACGCTGGTTCTGGGATGTTGTTCGCAGAGTCTCCAGTAAACCGCCGTCAGGTGATGGGCTACGAGACCATGATCTCTTCTCAGGTCACATCACAGGATTTCTTCATGTTTGACATCGAGCAATTGGTGACTGGCACATGGGGTGGACTAAACCTCATCGTGGACCCATACACCGATGCTGACCATGGGGTTACTCGGATGATCGCTAATGTTTATCGTTCTGTCGCAACCTTGCAAGACAAAGGTTTCGACGGCATGCAAGACGTAGTTGCCCCTGCATAACGATAACTAGGACGCTTGGAGCTAGGGGGAGGTTCGACTCCTCCCCCGTCCTCAAATAAAAAGAAATGAGTTTTAACCTTTTTAAGAAAGCACCCAACTCCTTCCCCAAGGAGGCTTTACTGCCCATGTCATTGGTGAGGTCTCACCTGCGGTATGATGTTGGTGAAGACGGAGCTATGCTTCAATCGTACAGAGATGCCGCACTGGCATACGTTCTTAAAAGGGCAAATATGGTTGTGGCTGGAGGCACTTTTCAAGAAGAGCAGCCTCAGTGGGGTACGGGAGAAGAAGGCGAGCAGTTCGTTGAGGTAGAGTACACCAACGACACTTTGAGGCTTGTGTTTACAGAAGATGAGTACAAGACAGGCAACATCATTGAGCTTTTTAGCTTGAGTTACGGGGCGTTTTCTGTCAGTTCCTTTAAGTATTACAATGACAAGGGAGAGGAGGCTGAGTGGGGTTTTTCCGACACCGCTGACATTGATGTTGCTGGGCCAATATACCCATTTACCGCTGACCTTAGCGCTTCTGCAAATCCCAAGTGGATTCAGTTCAGGGAGGTAGAAACTCCAGATGACCTCGACCACAACATCAATACCCCATACATCATTGACCTTACAGGGGGCATTGTTCCTTCCGATTTTTCCCCTCAGCTAAAACAGGCGACACTGTTGCTGATCTCTCATTTTGATGTGAACCGAGAGGCAGTGGTTACCGGGTCTGTCTCTCGCGAGCTTCAAAAAGGCGTTGACTCTTTAATTACATCAGCATGGCGACCGTAGTTAAAAATGGAGAGCTCAAAGAGAAAGTAACCTTTTATCGTGTCGCGATAGTTGTTAATACAGCTACTGGAGAAAAGGAAAGCAGTTCTAGCATTCTCGCTGGAAGCAGGGCGGCCAAGATCAGGTATATAGGAACCCCTTCAGCAGGAGCCTCCGAAGATTTTAATGACGACCAAGTAACGGGTAAAGCGAAGATTGAGATTGAATGTCGTCATTTTACTGGTTTGAGATTTGAGGACTTTGTGGTTTGGCAGGGAATGACTTTTCAAGTCTATTCTATACAGAAGTTCGAAAGAGACAGGTTCTATCGTGTTCGAGCAGAGATGAGAGACGATCAAGGGCAATACGTTTTTTGACATGGCTGTAACGATAAGGGTTTCCGGATTAAGGCAAGCGCAAATCAAGCTCAAGAAAATCAAGAATGTTTCTGAGCAAGCAAAGGCTATGGATGCAGTTTTGAGCCACGCTCTCAAGCCTGTTGTCACGGACGCAAACCGACAAGTACACAGAGTGCTGGAAAAGCGTACAGGACAACTCAAAAACCCTTATGGACAGAGAAAGATAAAGGGGAGGGTTCGGCGTGTGTACGGTAGGAAGGTTGCTCCGTTAAGAGGGAAATATCCTTTTATCATCACGTTTTTTGGTCGGCCAGCTCGACACATTAGATCTTCAAAAAGGCTCGGAATGAGTGAGGTTTTTTTAAGCAACCTGCCTAGAGTAGAGACTAGACTGAGAGACAGGCTTACAAAGCTGGTCGCGAAGTACAACTAATGAACAGAAAGAAATCTAGTACCAAATCGGATAGTAAAAACAGTAAACAGTTAAACTCAAATAGAAAAAACAGTAGACCCAGTAGTAAAAGAACATCACTGAATAGACTGCGTGACGAACTTGATTATTGGTTCAG